CTCATCATAAAGCATTGAACCTTGAGGCGCATATATTTTAAATCTCAAAGGACCTCGAAACTGCCTATACAAAGACGAAAACCAAGTCAACAAACCATTTTGCGTTTGAGTGTTGACAGCAGACGAAGAAGTATAAGCAAAAGAAGCCCTAAAAAGTTCTGATATTGGAACCTGATATAATGTATAATTAAAATTCGAATTTTCAATCGGAGCAATGTTGGGCACTGCTTGATACTTCTTCAATATATGTTGAACAGAAAAAGGGGAGACCTGCGTCACAGCTGGTTTTCGATCCACTTGAGATGTCTCTGGAGCCACGATATTAGTCGCGGCAACAGTTACATCATTAGAATCAATTACTAGCGGTGCCACAGAAGACTGAGGTTTAGCTTGAATGGGTCTTCCCATTGTAGGTCGGGCTATATAAGAATTACTAAAGGTGTTGGACGACGTCAAAGTGGAGACTTCGTAATCGTGAGCACCAGAAATAAAAACATTTATAGTGATCTCCAATGGTGTGTTGTTTGGACACACTAATCTATTTAAAACAATTATGTTCACCATCCCCAATGAGTCGGCCGAAGTCGGCACATTGGAAACAGGAACATACTTGTAAGGGGTTGTAGAAGCAAAAGGGGCTGTTATTTCAAATTCATTTGAACCTTGATTTATCTCAAAAGCCATACCGTATTGGGATGTTATCTGAGACAAATCTGCAGTCACTTGCGGCTCGAAGTCGTTATAACTCAAAGCCACAAACAACTTAGAAGTCTGTAATGAAGTTGAAACAACTTGAAATTTGTAATTCAAACCACCTCGCCAAAAATTAAAAGGAAATGTAATATAACTTAACAAAGGAACCTTATTATTATCTAAAATTATATTATTTGGAGTCGGATTCATAGGAAAGCGTGCTACCACCTTACCTACTGTATCCGCTTCCAATACTTTAAAACTACCTAAATATGAATACTTGGAAGACAAATAAGAAAATTCCATTTCATCGACGTTCGTACCAAAAGTTGAAGGCTTAGACGTATAAACTTGGGAGGGATCCATGGTCAGCTTATCCAAATGCTGCACACCATGAGAAAAATTCATTCTCTCAGTAGCTGAAACAACATTTGGGACCAACCGTGGATCTGTTGGCTCATCCAACATCGCCATTCCCAAAGTATTTATAATCTGACCTGCACTTATGGTTTCCGGTAAAATTGAAGCAGCCAATGCGTCTATGGCACCAGAAGTAACATTCTTGACAAAGCCTGTAACATCCTCTCTCTGAATAGATTGAGGACGCGCGGACAAAGTCGTTATGTTACGTCTAGGAACCTTAAACTCATTGTGCAAGAAACGTGAAAATACAGACACTGTGGCAGTATCACTCGCGGAAGCTGACAACTGAATTGGATTAAATACAACTAAGTAAAAATAACCCAAAATGTCGTCAGCAGCCGGATCGGACTGCGTAATGTCTATATAATGCTTAGGACTATTATAAGAAATGTGCAAAACTGAAGAAGTGTTAGTATTCGGAAACAAATACACACACTGGTTAACTGAAGCTGCAGAAAAATTTGACAAAATGTTTGTAGAGGTATACACAGAATCAGAAACCAAGGGCACGAAAACCCCCATCAAGCATCCTTGATGGAAGGGAGTCGCCGTGACCTGGATTCTTAATTCTACATCACCTCGCCAAAAATTAAAATTTTGAAAAGGGGCCAAAGTTAAGTTATTAACTAAAAGGTCTTGAGGAATACGAAATTTTTGAAGAACTGTATGAGAAGTCGCAGAAGACGGCCAATCATACGTGCCTTTAAAAGAAAATCTTTCCAACATATTATTAAGC